GCGCTGCCGCGTCCTCGGAGCCCTGCGAGAGTCCGCCCACGGTCGAGAGAATCGAGGATCCGAGCTTGATTCCTGCCAGGATTGTCAGAGGGTCCATCTATCGCACCTCACGTATCGGAAATCAGGTCAGCAACGATCGAGATGATCGTCATGGGCAGCGGCTGGCGGTTCTCGATCACAATCGTTCCGTCTGGCCCGTTTCCGGTCACGAAGTCGCGCCGGTCGTCGCCGGTCACGGCCGGCACGGGAGCATTCATCCGGTCGGACGGCTTGCGGAAGGTGAATTCCCTGGACGCTATCCCGTTTCCGATCCAGCACCCAACAGACTCCAGGAACCGGAGCGTCGTATGTGAGATTCGCTTGATCTTGCCGATCGTGGTGGACGTCTCCGCGCCAAGCTCGATCCGCATCGTCTCCAGGAGCTCCCACGCGGGAATTCCGATCGTGACTTTGCATGCGTGCTCCTGGAGCGTCGCGACACCGTCCGTCCGTCCAGGTGTGCGACCGCGAACGCTGTGCGTCGGATCTGCCAGCATTGCGCGGGTGTGGCGCGGAATCGCTCCGGGACCGCGCGCAGGGGCCGGACTGCGATCTCGGTAGCCGACGCGAAGGATTCCACGAGCAAGTCGATGTACTCGCCGCTATCCTTGGGGCCAGGGATCGGGCCGGGGGCGCTCTCGACCAACCGAACCACGTCGCCAACCATGTCGGCTGTGAACGCGGCTCCCGCCACGCCAAACAGGAGGGCAACGCTTTTCAGTGTCAGGAGTTCGGACTCGTCCCAGAGCGTGCCGCCCGTCAGGCTCAGTCCGTAGTTGTCGCCGATCACGGATCCATCGAAGTGGATCAGCGAATCGCTGTACCGTGCCTCGCGCAGGTCGCCGCCGTCCTGGTGAGCATCCGCAAGGTATTCGATTGTGCGCCGGTACTGCGGCACGCCCGCGCCGTCGTCGCCACTGTACCGGAGCGCCGAGAGCCAGAGGTCGTCAATCAAGCCGGATGGAGACGGTATGCACGCTATGCCGCGAATCTTGTCTCCGTCGATGGTTCGGTGAGGGTGCCACCCGAAGACATCCTGGTCGGCATTCCAGGTCAAGCCAACGAGGTCACCTGCGCCCGTGGTCAGCCAGAGGACTTTCCATGGCTCGTTCTGCCAGGCCATTTCCGTGAATCCGCTGGCTCCGATGTGGTCGGCGATGGCGGATAGGTCGATGGACTTCCAACCCTCACTGGTTCGCCCCAATGCATGTAGCCGCTTTCCGCCCTTGCCGATGTAGAGGATATGGTTGTCGACCGTGACCGCCTCGACGTTGTGCGATCCGAACGTGGTCACCTGGTCGATGCGCACGTTCCCGGGGCCGAACACGGCGTCGGACGCCTCGCGCACCTCGAAGACGCCAACTTTCGACCCGATGATGAGTGAGTCTTGCGAGACCATCCATTCGGTCGACACGAGCTGGCGGGAAGGGATCTCCACGGATACGCATTGGTCGGCCGTGATGTGTCCGGATCCGTCGTACTGGCGGAAGCTGCGGAATTTTCCAGCGACGGAGAAGAACAGCTTACCGCCGCACGACAGGACGAGGCGAGAGCGCCAAAGAGCCAAGTTATCAGGATAGGCCGCGCCGGGCTCCGGATTCTCGCCGGTAGCAACCGCGGCCCACGCCCAGCGCGAAGTCTTGAATCTCGGCGCGTTGGTCATGTCCCAATAGACGGAAACCGACTCAAACCCAGGGCGACCAGGGACCGCCGATGGATTCGATTTGATCTGGCATGAAAAATGGCCGTTCCCGATGTAGCCCATCTGCGCCTTGTATCCGACATCCGTTTTGGGCGAGTAGATGGCGCCGTACTCATGGAGAGGCTCGGTGTTCAGCACCGCTTTGTACGGGCTGACCGTAACGAGCACTTGGTACCATCTTCCCTGGTGCCGCACGATTTGGCCATGGTCAACGACGAGCCCAGTCTCCCACTCCTTGAATGTGAAGTTTCCGGCGTCGTCCTTCATTTCGAAATCGTCGGGGTTGAACACGATCCGCCGACCCAGCGCGCCAGCGAACGTGCCGGTGGGCGCGATGAGTTCGTTCAGGAGAGGAAGGCTCCCGATCTCGACGCTTCCAGCCGTCTCGATGATGACGTTCTTCTCGGGCTCGTAAGCCTGGAACGGCGGGGTGTCGTAGTTCTGGACGTATGGCGTCGGGTTGGAGTCGCTAAGAACGCCGTGCGGGCGTCCAGTGTTGTTGAACAGGTTGAACTGAATGACCACCGACTCATTGTTCGTCAGGACGATGGCGGGGGAACTCCCGTCGTCGGCCATGTAGAGGTCGCGGCCCTTCTGTGCGCGCGAGATCTTCGATGTTCCATCAGCTCGCCGGGCATCCTCGTAGAACGGATAGCTGAGAGACCAAACCGGCACCTCCGCGCGATTGCGGAAGACCTTCACGCGCTCCGACTTCTTGCCGATCACGTAGATCCACGCCTCATCACCAGATACGTCGTGCGGCACGAGCACGGGGCAGGCGCTGGAGTCGTCGACGCCTGCGCCGTTGTCCTTTGCTAACACGGTTCCGGGTCGCCGAGTCACGGCGCCATGCACCACGGGGATCGCGTTTTGAGACCGCTTCAGACCGTGGGCGTACTTGACGTGATCGACGCGGCCACCAAACAGGGGGGACAGCTCGCCGGCGTTGAATGACGCCTTGAGGTACGACGCCGAAGTGCCACCCATTACGATTCCCTCTCAGCAAACCAAGTAGAGTCCTGGGCGAACTGCGGGGGCGCCTGGATCGCGGATCTCTGCTTTGCCGTCTCGACGGCCATTTGGTACTCGCGGAACAGGAGCTGTTCGCGGCCCTCGCGAAGCGGGGTCAGCGTGTAGCACAAGGCTTGCGCCATCTTGATCGCGAACGCGTTACGGAACCCAGAGTCCCAGAGGTTCGGATCGGTCACGCGAGCTACATAGACGATCCGCAACGGCGCCGGAAGATCCGTCAATATCTGCCCCGCCTCGATTTCGAATGTCGCCAGCGCGTCAGGGCGGTAGTCGGAAGTGTCCTGCGCGTTCTGCCCGACCACGTAGGACAGCGCGAGGAAATCAGCTGGAACCGGGAATGCGCGAGCGAAGCCGAACGCCGGGGGCGTTGCGGATGCCGGGAGAGAAGCACGCTTGGTGGCGAATTTCCAGTTGTTCGCGGAAAGCTCCGCGTCGAGCAGGAGATCCCAGACGGCAGACGCTTCTTCCGCCGCCTTGGAGTCTTCGCCCATGTCCTGGATCCGAGCTTCGCCGAGCTTGGTCAAAGCGTGGTTCACGATGTCGACTTGCGAGGCCATGAGTTCCCTCCGTCCCTAAAATCTACACCGTGAACAGGCTCCGCTACAGAGCTACCGTCTCGATTCTGTCCTTGAGGAAGTCCACAAGAGCGGTGATCTCGGCGCGGCTGGTGATCTTCGCGGTGTCAACGCAAAGTTCGATCGCCTTGCTGGTGGTCGAAGAATCGACCGTGATGTCTTCCGCACCCTTGGACGGGTCGATGCCGATGTACGTGTACGCCATTTGAAGCCCTCCGAAAAGAAGGGGGAGTGATGTCCTCCCCCGATGTATCAGTTGGCGTAGTAGCCGGTCAAGCGCATCGCCAGAGTCCCCGCCGCCGCCGAATCTGCGGTGAGGGTAGCGACGATGTCGTAAGACTTGCCGGGGACGGGCTGGGCGGTCAGGCCCATACGCTCCCACATCGGCTGACCGAGCTTGGCGATGTCCGCCGCGCCAGCCTCCTCAAGCTCGCTCGTCCAGGCGCCCGCGCTGACCAGCGAGACCGCCGAAGCGAACTCGTCGGCGTCGATGACCGCGCCGGTCGAGGACTCGTAGACCCCGACATCCGCTGCACACGACCCGCCAAGGGCGTCCCAGGCGAGATCGAGCTTGGTCGGAATGAAGTTCGACGGGACCGTGGCAAGGCGGTAGGTGGATCCGGCGGAATCCCCGCTGGCCGACTCGACGGTTCCAACGAACACATGGACGGCATGGCCTGGCGCGACGAGCGTGGCGCCCGATGCCAGGATGGCCGCAACGTCGGCGCTGTTGGTGTTGACGACTGCCATTTTGCTTCCCCCTTTAGGACGCGGTGATCTTGATTTCCACGAGGCGCTTGGCGTCCACGCGGGTGGCATTGAACGACCCGTCCAGGTAGACCTGCCACGGGAGGCCCTGGATGTCCTTGCGCTGCGAGATATCGCCGCGCGGAGCCTTCCAGGTTCCGAAGTGCATGGCCTTCTTGGTCCACACAGGCAGGCGGTAGTAGCCGTCGCTGTCCTTGGTGACACGCTGGGTGTGAACGAAGTTCATGCCGAGGAACGACATGATCCGGCCGTCCTTCAGCACGGGCTTTTCGTTGTAGTCGAGAGAGATGATCTGAGCCTCGGCGAGCAGGTCGCCGTGAGCCTTGGCGTTGTAGCCGATGTAGATCTGCTCCGACTCGATGTCGACGTCGTTGCCCATGATGATTTCGAGCGCAGCCTTGAGCTTGGCGACATTCAGTCCGACGTTCGATCCGCCGCCGCCTTCGTTCACGGGGACGACCGAGCTGGAGCCCTCCGATGCCCAGGTGGTCGTGGTGGTGCCGTCGGCTCCGGTGATCGCGTCACCGAAGAACCCGGCGAGAATCCGGTCATCCTGGGCGCGATTGATGGCGGCGATGGATGCGGCCATGAGCTTCGCTTGCGGGTCGATCTCCGACTCGAGCTGCACGAAGGTGTCCCGCAGGAAGGCTTTGTAGAAGTTCACGGGGCGAACCCAACGACGGTCGTAGCCCTGCGCGGAATGGATGATCGGCGCGCCAACGGCGGTCACCGGGTCCATTTCGAACTCGTCGAGCTTGTCGCACACGGAAACGCTGGTGCCGGTGTGGGTTCCGGTCTCGACCTTGTCGATCAGCTTGGAGCGCGTCTGCTGTGCGACCAGCTCCAGGATCTTGTTGTACTGCTTTGTCCGCAGTTCGATTGCGTCGGGCATGATAGCCCCCTCCTTTGATTTGTGGTCATTGGCTGAGGCTTCTCCGACGCTGTCGGGACCGTATTTCTAGCGGATCAGCTCTTGGGCTTCGGCGTTTTTGGTGGGTCCGTTTCCGGTTTGCCCTTTTCCGTCACCCATTCGAATAGCTTTTCCGCTCTCGCGACGTTTTGGTCTGGGACCTGGTCGGCGCGATAGGCTAAACGTAAGCATTCCAGGCGGATTTCTGCAAGCGACTTATCCACCGGACACCGAAATCTTCAGAAGGCGGTCGAATTCGGCGCGCTCCTTGGCTCCGCCATCGGTGAACCGCTTCACCCAGGCGGCATCGGTCTGCAGTTCGTTCATCTTTGCATCGGCGTCGGCTGGCGTCATGTAGGTCGATGCCCCGCCCTGCTGGACTCCTCGCGCGGGGGCTTCGCCGATCTTCTGTCCAAGCTCCGCGAACCGCTCCATCATCACCTTGGTTCCGATGATTCGTTCAATCCTTTCAAGGGTAGGTGCGTCGAACCCCATCAGCATCGCGCCACGCCTTGCAGCCTCTTCCTTGGCCTGGTACGCTCCGCCCCACTCGCGGCGAACGTCAGCGAGTTCGGCGGCGGAGCGCTGGCGGAAGTCCTCGTCTTCGCGGGCTGCGCGCTGGGTCCGCTGCTCTTCGAGCCACCCGGCCAGCTTCTTCCCGCTCATGGCAGGCAAGCCAAGCTCGTGGAACTTCGCGGCCACAGCCTTGGCGTTCTCGGGGTCGATGCCTTCGAGCTTGTCCAGCTCGTAGCCCTCGGGGGTGTCGGGGCGGCCGCCGGCCTTGAAGTAGGCCTCCCAGCCGATGGCGTCATCTTCGCCCTTCGGTACCACGACCTTCTCGCCGCTGAACCGCTTTTCGAGCTCCCGGTGGGAAAGAAGGGCATCGGCAGGGGATTTCCACTCCTTCTTTGTGGCCCACGCCTTCACGTCCGGGTCTTCGATCCCGTCAAGCCAGGATCCGCCAGAAGCCGGCTTTGATTGCGGAGCGGTGGATCCGGGTTGGCCTGCGCCCGCGTTGGGGTCGCCAGGGTTGCCCGCACCCAGAAGGGCGGCGGATCCGGTTGTGTCGGCCATGGTCTATTCCTTTGGTTTTCCCGTGATCGGATCAATTCCGGCGTCTGCGTGGATCGCAAGCCACACCTCGCGCCGCCCCTCTGCCATCACGGTGGCGAGGGGGTCAATTGTGCCAGACATTGGAGAAATTCGGACCGTGGACCCATCGGCGCAACAGAACCGCGCCAAGTGCCTGCGGACGATTTCCGACGCGGGACCGGGGGAGAAGAAGGTCGTGCGAAACGCTTCGCGGATCGTGGATCGCTCCTGCTGCTCGCGCCGGGCGAGATCGGCTTCGTCTCCATCGAACATCAGAACGAACCGCCATCAGGCGATTTGGCCAGCGCTTGCGCCTCGGCGAGGTACTTCGCGGACTGCGCGGCCACGGGGACCGCCTGGAGCATCGCTTGCGCCTCTGCGGCCTCGGCGTCCTGCGCCTCGATGGAGCGCATCTCCTCGTCCGACCGCAGCACCTTGGACGGCAAGCCTTGAGCATCCGCCAAGACCTGAAGCGCCACATCCCACTTGACGCGCTTCGGCGCGGTAGGATCGAACTGCGCGATTGCCGCTGTCGATTCGATCATCCGCATCACGGCGACGCCTTCGCCCGCCTTCTGCGCCCGCGTGATCGGCGAGGTGTAGCGGACGCGGTAGTAGCCGCCAGCCTCGCGGACGGAATCCGGCTCCTGCGGGAGCGCTCCGGCTGCGGCCAGGATGTCCATTTCGCGCTCGATCATCATGCCGAGCGCCGGCTCGATGCCTGACGCCACGGGGCCAAGCAGTTGACCCTTCTCCTGGGCGCGCTGTAAAACCTCCTGGGCGGTCATTTGGCGGCGGTCTTCGGCCAGAATCTCGAACAGGGAAACGAACATCGCGTCGTTGATCGTGCGGCGCTCGCGGTCCATCAACTCCAGGGAAAACGGAACATTCTTGCCGGTGTAGAGCGGGGCGACGTTTTGCTTCCCGTCGACCATTCCGCCGCGAATCAGAGCGCCAGGGACCAGCTGGAATGGCTGGAGCGCGCCGTCGTTGGCCGTCAGGAGCGGCGAATCCGTCGCCAGGTGGCCGGCGCGCAGGGTCGTCTTCTTCATCGCGTTGGCGAGTTTGACGGTCGGCAGAATCTCCATCAGGGGCGAGTAGGCGTAGATGTCACCGTCCGAGACGGAGAACCGCGCGACGAAAAACGGGAACGAGCGGTATCCACCCTCGCTCACCACGTCCTTGGTATCCTCGCAAATATCCACCGACGAAAACGCCATACCCTTCGCATCGCGTCGCCCGGGGTCGCGATCGGTATTCGGGCTCACGCGCTGGATGAACCAGAACTTATCGTCCTTCCCGGCCTCCACGGCGGCGCGGATCTTCTCTGGTGCGCGATCGCCGAACTGCTGCAGCGCCTGGCGAGCGTCGAGGGCGTAGCGACGATATACGGTATCGACTTCGCCTTGGAAATTCTCGTCGATGTAGACCGTGGCCAGTGACAGATTCCGGTACTTGATCCCGGTGTAGTCCATCGCCATTCCGACGGCCGTACCGTATCGAGCCAGGGACTTGTACCACTCGGGCATTTGGGTGGAAAACCCGCTTGTCGAGGCGTAGCGAGCCTTGAATAGGCGGCGCGTCACCTCGTCGGCGTAGACCTTCGAAGCGTGGTCGTCCTCGCCCTCCATCTCCAGGCGGTGCCACTGCTCGTTCTGCGGGGTCATCAGCGACGACAGCGCGGCGGCAAGGCGGTTCACGGCGATGATCGGGGCAGACTCGAACATCTTGAGCCCACGCTTTTCGCCTGGCGTGGTTCCGCGACCGAAGCACGCAGCACCAGCTACGTATTCATCGATCGAGTTCCACTGCTCTTCGAACGCGGCGCGGCGGCTCTGGAGCTGACCTAGGCGCGTGAGTATGGCGGTTGCGAGTTCGTCGGCCATCATCGCCCCAGCAGGGGGGAGCGGTTGAAATTCGGCGAAGGCGTTGGGCGAGCGTTGAGGCCTCCGGGCGCCGTCGCGGGAGGTGCGGACAGTGACGCCGGAGCTGCGGGCGCG